GGTTCACGTTTTCTAACCCTAGAAGGAATACTGGGCCTTTTTACGACTCTTTTCATGGCAAACGCTCGTACTGGAAACAAGAACAAATCGACTCACGCTCGGTCGAAGGCACAGATAAAGAGCTATTCCAACAAATGCTCGAACAATATGGCGAAGATTCAACAGTCGCACGAGTGGAAGTACTGGGCGAATTCCCTCGTGCCGACGACGATACAGTAATTCCAATGGAATTAATCAAAGCAGCCATAGATCGTGATGTTGCTTTGTCTGCAAGCGCACCGATTATCTGGGGATTAGACGTTGCTCGTTATGGTGGTGATAATTCTGCCCTCTGCGTACGTCAAGGCAATACAGTCTTAGAAATGAAATCTTTTCAGTCTATGGACTTGATGCAATTATGTGGTGCGGTAAAAAATAAATTTGATGATTGCACCGCTTTAGAACGCCCACAAGAAATCTTGATTGATGTGATTGGTTTAGGTTCTGGGGTAGTCGACAGACTAGCCGAACAGAACTTACCTGTGCGTGGGATCAATGTTGCCGAAGCTCCAGCTACGAAAAAAAATTATTTGAATCTGCGAGCTGAGTTGTGGTTTGCAATAAAAGATTGGTTGGCGCAGCGTGATTGCAGACTTCCTAATGATGATGAGCTTGTTTCTGAATTAGCTGCGCCTATCTACAAATATACCTCATCTGGAAAAATAAAACTCGAAAGTAAAGAAGAAATGCGTAAGCGTGGAATTAAATCGCCAGACAAAGCCGATGCGCTGTCACTAACAATGGCAAGCTCGGCTGCTTCCTTTAGTGGCAGTATGTCGTTTATGGGGTATAATTTTAGGCAACCTTTAAAATCTAAAATTATACGCATAGGTTAATCAATGGAAACAGACAAAGCTAAAGAAGAAAATCAAGACGAAGTAATCGACACACAAGAATTACAAAGCATTATTAAATCCGAAATGGATGATGCTAAAGACTACATCGACCAAATCGGTGAAGCCAGAGCAGAGGCTACTGAATATTATTTAGGCAACGAACCTGAAGGCAATAGCTCCCTCCAGTCAGAGTTTATTTCTACCGATGTTCGAGATTCTATTTTATTTATGTTGCCGTCAATCATGCGTACATTTTTTGGCACGAAGAAAGTCGTTGAGTTTGTGCCACGTAATGTTGAGGACATACCTTTAGCTGAACAACAAACCAGTTATATAAATTATATTATTCAACAAAAGAATCCTGGTTTTAAAGTTCTTTATGATGCGTTTAAAGATGCACTTGTCAGAAAGTCTGGGTTTGTCAAAGCTTTTTGGGATGACACCATTTCTGCTGCTACGCACGAATACACCAACCTAACCCCAGAAGCTTATATGGCTTTGGTTATGGATGCCGATGTCGAAATTGTTGAAGAAAAAGTTGAAATGCAAACGATGACTATACTTGATCCTATGACTGGCGAAGAAGTTACCCAAGAAACCCCTGCTAGTTACGATGTCACAATTAGAAGAGTAGTTAAAAAAAATCAAGTCTGTATTGAGTCTATCCCCCCTGAAGAAGTTTTAATTTCTCGTAATGCCAGAAATATTTATGAAGCACCTTACGTTGCACACCGCATGGTAAAAACTGTTAGTGATTTAGTGGCTATGGGGTACGACCGAGAAGAAATACAACAATACGCAGGTTCAGGTTCAAACTTGGATGCGGAAACTTTTGATGAAACCGAAGCACGTAATCCTTACGATGATAATGTTTATACTGATCGTGGTGGCTATGGCAATAAGAATGTTTTATACGTTGAACATTATTTATTTTTTGATTTAGATGGTGATGGTATAGACGAAAGAATTAGAGTCTGTACCGCAGGTGAAGGCATAAATGTTATTAATGTTGAACAATGGGATGATTTACCGATTGTCATGTTTTCGCCAGATCCAGAACCACATACTGCGATTGGCTCATGTCCAGCAGACTATGTGATTCCAATTCAAAGAGCAAAATCACAAATCATGCGTGATACGTTGGATTCTTTAGGTCATGCAATCTTTCCAAGAATGGGTGTCGTTGAAGGACAAGTTAATATTGACGATGTTTTAAATACCGATATTGGCCAACCAATTCGTATGCGTGCGCCTGGTATGGTACAACCATTTGCCGTACCTTTTGTGGGTAAAGAAGCCTTTCCAGTTCTAGGTTACTTAGATGAAGCGAAAGAAAATCGTACTGGAGTTTCTAAAGCAAGTGCTGGACTCAATGCTGAAGCCTTACAAAGTACGACTAAAGCTGCAGTATCGGCTACCATGTCTGGAGCGCAAGGCAGAGTTGAATTAATTTGTCGTCACTTTGCTGAAGGTGGTATGAAAGAACTTTTTAGCTTAGTCAATAACTTGGTTATCAAACACCAAGAAGGACAAGATATGTTTAGACTAAACAATCAATTCGTACCTGTTGATCCTCGCTACTGGGATGCTGACAAAGATATTACTGTTAATGTCGCAATCTCTAAAAATAGCGATGATGAACGTATGGCAGTTTTAAATAATTTAGCAGGCAAGCAAGAACAAATCTTACAAACACTAGGGCCACAGAATCCTTTGGTGAATTTACAACAATACTCAAACACGCTCGCTAAAATGATTGAGATGGCTGGTTTCAAAGATGCCCAAAGTTTTATTAATACTGAAGTGCCACCAATGCCACCACAACCAGAAGAACAGAAACCTGATCCAGCTACTTTATTAGCACAAGCAGAAATTCAAAAAGCTCAAGTGCAAGCACAAAAAGCAGTCATTGATGCTGAAACAGATCGTATGAAAATTATTATGGACGATGATAGACAGCGTGATGAAGCCGAAGCTGATATAAGATTGAAGTCAGCAGAGTTAGCTGGTAAATATGGCACACAGATTGATATTGCAGAAATCAATGCGTTGATGGAACGTGATAGAGAAACTATCCGACAGATAGCGAAAACTCAATCACAGGGGTTGTTTGATGACGACTTCAACATCTCCAATTAAGTTATACCATTTGGAATGTGTGGTTGGGGAACACGTTTATATCGGCACAGACATCAAAGCTCGTAGTTTTGAACAAGCAAAATCATTTATGCAATTTTTATTTAAGGATAAAATAGAAGCAGATACAGAAATATTTTTAATTAAGGAAACGACTTTACACTAATGAAAGATTCAAGATTAAAACGAGCTGGTGTTTCAGGATTTAACAAACCAAAAAGAACGCCAGGACATAAAACCAAATCACACGTGGTAGTTGCTAAAGAAGGTGATAAAGTTAAAACCATTCGCTTTGGACAACAAGGTAAGACGGGTGATAAAACTATGACTAAGCGTGCTAAGTCTTTTAAAGCCAGACACGCAAAAAATATTGCTAAAGGCAAAATGTCCGCAGCGTATTGGGCAAATAAGGTGAAGTGGTGAGAAAGTTTAAGAAAGTACCAAAGACCAAAGGTGGCGTACCTAAGAAGTATGTTGCTGGTGCAAAGAACCCTAAAGCAAGGGAGAAAGAAATAAAAAGAACTGCTAAACTATACAAACAAGGTAAATTAACCCCAGCTATGATGAACAGAATATCTAAACAGAGAAGCAAAAGTGGCAGGAAGTAAAGAAGCAACTTTAAAGAAATACGCTAAGTCTAGTGGTATTTCCAAAGGCACTTTAGCAAAAGTTTATAAACGAGGTCTTGGTGCATATTATTCGTCAGGATCACGACCAGGTACTTCTGCACATGCTTGGGCTGCTGGTCGGGTACGATCTTTTGCTACAGGCAAAGGTGGTGCAAGAAAAGCCGATGCAGATTTATTAAGACCAAAAAGTAAAAAAAGGAAAGCATAATGCCATTTAGTAAATATTCTCCAAAACAAAAAAAGTTAGCTAGAGTAGCTAAACCTCGTAATAAAATTACAGCAGCAGATTTTAAGAAATTAAAACAAACTAAAAAAACAACTAAAAAAAAGAGGTAAATTATGCCAATGGGAAAAGGAACTTATGGTTCAAAAAAAGGTAGACCAGTAAATAAAAAAAAGAAAAAGTCTAAAACTAAAAAGAAATATTAAATATGAATAAAAAAATAAAAGCACCTAAAGGCTATCACTTTATGAAGTCTGGCAAGACTTATAAATTAATGAAGCATGAGGGCAAATTCAAACCACATAAAGGAGCTAGTTTAACTGCTGAGTTTGAAGTGCAAAAAACTCATGGTTAAGACAAGTGGACTTTGAGCAGTATTATGTTGAAGCATCTTTATTTTTGGCAAGCGTTTTAGGCGGACTTGCTCTGAAAGACTATTCAGTATCATTCATCAAAGGTCTTAAATTCAAACTCAATTCACAATTCAACGAAGGCGATAAAGTCTTACTAGATGGCGAACAAGCCATGATAATTAAGATTGGCATGGGTACAACTGTCTTTGGTGTATATTCAAAAGATGGCTATACTTGGCGTTATATTAGTAATAATAAAATAGAAAGTTTAAAACTAGAAAAAATAGTTGATAAAAATTTACACGTTGATTCAGCACATGAAAAAGCTATGAAACTACAAAAGATATTGGAGGGTAAAGACAATGATTGATAAATTTTTTAAACCAATAAGTGATTTAATTGGTAAAGCCATACCTGATAAAACTAAGCGTATGGAACTAGAAGCTAGTATCAAATCACAAATGATTGATTTGCAAAAAGCTCAAGCAGAAATTAATTTGGAACAAGCTAAACATCCTAGTATTTTTGTTTCGGGAAGTAGGCCTGCAATCCTTTGGATCTGCGCATTGGCCTTGATGTGGCAATACTTTTTAGCACCTTTGATGAATTGGATAGTAGTTATCTCAGGCTCATCAATACAGCCACCAGTTTTAAATACTGAAGGACTAATGACTTTAACTTTATCTTTACTTGGTCTTGGTGGTTTAAGAACTGCTGAAAAATGGAAAGGTGTAGCTCGTAATAATATGCGAGAAGAAAATGTTAAAGATGTACTAAGACCTTGATATGGTTTTTATGACAGAAATATCAGCAGTCTTATCCGATAAGAGCGTTAAGATATTTGAAGGCCCATTGGTTTATGCTAATGATTTTTCCGAAGCCGAACGCAAAGCAAAAGAAATGAACAAAGACTTAATGGTTGTAGGTGAATACTATATGGCTGAACAAATACTATTTGAAGATGAATTGGGAATTATATAAAAACTTTAAAGCAGAAGAATTTGCTTGTCAGCATTGTGGTAAGGAAGGCATTAAAGAAGAATTGCTAAATAGATTGCAAGTTCTTAGAACTTTCTTAAATTTTTCTTTTGTGGTTAGTTCTGGCTATCGTTGTCCAAAGCATCCAATCGAAGCAAAAAAAGCCAAGCCTGGTACGCATACTACAGGCCTTGCAGTCGATATATTGTGTCGTGGCACAGAAGCATATAAAATTATAACTCATGCACAAGAATATGGTTTTACAGGTATTGGTGTTAATCAAAAGGGTAATAGTAGATTCATTCATTTGGATATTGCAGATCACTCAGAAGAAAGACCAAGACCTACTGTTTGGAGTTATTAATGGCAAAAGCAACAGTAACAGAAGTAGATAAGCGTTTAAGTTCGCACGAAGCTGCTTGTGAACAACGCTGGAAAGAAAATTACAGACGTTTAGAATCTATTGAACATGGTATTACCTCAATCAACAAAACCCTTAGAAACGCTTTGATATTTGTCCTAACTATATTTTTAGGCGTAACAGGATTTCTATTTCAAGAAATTATTTATCAAGCCATCTCATAAATTATGCCCTCACAAAAAGAAGTATTAGAAGCCAATGAAGCAGAAGTTATTTTAAATAGCGATGTATTTAAAAAAGCTGTTGCTAACCTCAAAGAAGAATATATGCAAAAGTGGGAAAACTCCTCTGAAGCTGATAGCAGTTTTAGAGAAGATTTACACAAAGCAATCAGAATTTTGCCTGAAGTAGAGAAACATCTTAGGATTATTATTGAAAAAGGCAGAATAACGAAAACTCAATTAGACAAGATAAGAAGCATAACTAGGTAATAAACCTTGAGCTTTCCTAGTCTTTTAGAGTAAAATTCAAACATTATTTACACAATGAGGTAAAAACATGGCAACAACGGAAAAACCGATTGCATTAAGAACAAATTTAAAACAGGCAGAAGAAGCATTTACTACTTTACTGACTCCTGAAGAAGAAGCACCAGTAGAAGAAATTGTTGAAGCTGTCGAAGAATCTGTAGAAGAAATCGAGGAAGTTACCGAAGAACCAGAAATGGAAGCGGAAGCTGCCGAAGAAGTCGAAGAAACAGAAGAAGAATATCTTGAAGAAGATCAAGATGAGTCACAAGAAGATCAAGTAGAGCTTTTGGATGACGAGCAACCTCAACTTTATACCATTAAAGAAAATGGCGTTGAAGTAGAAGTCACACTTGAAGAACTCCAAAACGGCTACAGTCGTCAGCAAGACTATACACGCAAGACTCAAGAATTGGCTAATCAACGTAAAGAGATTGAAAGCCAACAAGCAGAGTTAAGGCAAAAGGATGACATTTATAAGGATTTGTTACCAAAACTTGAAGCTAATTTAAAAGCTGAGTTAGGTGAAGAACCAGATTGGAAAGCTATATATGACGAAGATCCTATTGCTTATGTTCGTGAAAAAGATGTTTGGAACGAAAAACAAAAACGCTTGGATGCAGCTCAAGCTGAACAGCAAAGAATCAGAGATGAGGAACTTGCTGAACAACAAAAACAAGTTAAAGAATTTGTTGAGCTTGGTAATCAAGAGTTATTGAAAAAAGTTCCAGAATGGAAAGATTCTGAAAAAGCTAATTCTGAAAAGATAGCTATTAGGGATTACGCCATAAACATTTTAGGATTCACGCCACAAGAAATGGATCAAGTTTATGACTACCGCATTTTGTTAGGTTTAAGAAATTCTTGGTTGCATGATAAAACTATCAAGGCAACAAAGAAAAAACCAACGCAAAAAGCACCAGCCAGAGTAGCTAGACCTGGTACTGCCAATCAAGTTAAGAAAACAACTCCTTTGAAAAAGTCAAAACAGAAATTAGCTAAATCTGGCAAAGTCCAAGATGCAGCTAAAGTATTTGAAAATTTAATTTAATTTCTAGCGAAAGCTAGAAGGAGTATATAAACATGGCTAAAGTCACAAACGCCTTTGACACTTATACTGCGACTGCTGACAGAGAACAATTAAGTGATGTTATTTATAACATCTCTCCTACAGCAACTCCTGTAATGAGTGCCATTGGTAAAAACAATGTAAAAAACGTGCAATTCGATTGGCAAGTAGAATCTCTGCCAACTCCAAGTGCAACTGGGAAACTAGAAGGTTTTGAACTTTCAAGAGCAGCTTCGACTGCTACTTCTAGGGTAAGCAACGTGTGTCAAATCAGCAGCAGAGATGCTACTGTTACTGGCTCACAAAATGCTTCTGATGCTGCTGGCAAAAGAAGTGAAATGGCACACCAATTAGCCCTTATGGCTAAAGCGTTGAAAAGAGATATGGAAGAAGCCTTAACTCAAAACAATGCTAAAAACGCTGGTAACGCTACTACTGTTAGACAAACAGGTGGTCTGGAAACTTGGATCACTACTAATAAGTCTATTGGTACTAATGGTGTTTATGGCGGAAGTGGTGCAGCTACTACTAATGGAACGCAAAGAGCTATCACTGAAACTCTTGTTAAGACTGTACAACAGGCTTGTTTCACTAATGGTGGTGAGCCTTCATTGCTAGTTGTTGGCCCTCACGTGAAATCAGTTGTATCTGGTTTTACTGGTAGAAGTTCAGCTAGACAGTTTGTAGATGCAAACACTATTGAAGCGTCTGTATCTATTTACTCTGGTGATTTTGGAGAACTACAAGTAGTTCCTTCAAACAGAAGTAGAGCTAGAACTGCCTTACTATTAGATCCTGAGTACGCAAAAGTTTCTTATCTTAGAGATTTTGAAACTATTGACATCTCAACTATTGGTGATGCTGAAACTAAAATGTTAGTGGTTGAATTCGGTTTAGAAGTGAGCAACGAAGCTGCTCATGGAGCTGTATACGACTTATCTACATCATAAGTATAATTAAGGGGGGTGAGTAATCACCCCTCTTTTTTAAGATGGCAAGAAGAACAGTAATAGACACCAGAACAAACTTTGTTAGCGAGTTCGCTACAGAAGATGACAAGTTTGTTTATCACACCAAACAAAACGTAGCTCCAATTTTGAAGCACGTTAAAGACTTAAAAGAAATAAAACCAGGTAAAGAATTACGCCATGTTGCGGAAGTACCTATGGTAATATATCAAAAAGCTATACGAGAAGGTTGGGCGAACGATAAAGCCAAATGGAAAAAATGGTTGAATGATCCCAACAATAAACTTTTCAGAACCTGGCAAGGTAAATTATGACGTACGATGATTTAAAAACACAGATAGCAGATTTTCTAAATAGAAGTGATTTAACTTCTAAATTAGATTTTTTTATTGATGCTACTGAAGGTGAACTTAACAGAAGATTAAGAACTAAAGATATGGTAGTTAGAGCAACTGCTACTGCCGATAGTCAATATTTATCTTTACCTACTGATTGGTTAGAAGCTATAAACATAGAAATTACCTCTGGTGATTTCACACCTTTATTACAACAATCCATAGAATCTTTAGATGTTTATAGAAAAGCTAACGATAATACTTCTGGACAACCAGTCTTTTTCTCTATTGTTGATAAAACTTTAGAATTAGCACCTACACCTGACACAAGTTATACATTACAATTAACCTATTACGCTTCGATAGCAGCGTTGAGTAGCACAAACACTACTAACTTTCTATCGACAGGACATCCAGATGTTTATTTATATGGCTGTCTAAAACACGCTTCGATCTACCTAATGGAAGATGAGCGTGTAAGTATGTTTTCTCAGTTGTTTGAAAAAGCACTAGAGGAAATGAGAATGGAACAAGAACGTGCTGAATTTGGCAAAGGCTCTTTAATACCAAGAAGAAGAACTTATGGCAAGGCACACAAAACAACTTATCATTTTAAGAGTTGAGGTAAGATATGTCAGGATTTAGTGATTATTTAGAAGATAAAGTTTTAGACCATGTATTTGGTGGTAATGCTTATTCAGCACCAGGTACTTTATATGTAGCTTTATATACTGTTGCACCATCTGATACTGGTGGTGGTACAGAAGTTTCTGGCGGAGCTTACGCTAGACAAACAGGAGCATTTACTGTTTCTGGTACAAACCCTACAACTGCAACAAATTCAGCAGCTATTGAATATCCTACAGCTACAGCCAATTATGGAACTGTGGTTGCTGTTGGTATTTTAGATGCTTCTTCAAGCGGTAATTTATTAGCTTACTCTACTTTAGATGCTTCAAAAGTCGTAAGTAGTGGCGATGTTTTTAGATTTAATGCTGGAGATCTTGATATAACACTGGCGTAACAGCATGGCCAGTATCGGCTATAATCAGGGTTACTACAGTAGATCCAAATATAACGAATTAGCACACCAAGCTGAAGCCACAATAGCTGGCGTTAGCGGTGGTAGTGCAACCTCAGTTTTTGTTGTTGATGGCTCTAGTACCATTTCTGGTACAAGTGGCTTTAGTTCAATAGGTACACAGATAGATTTAGGCGCAGCAACAATACAAGCTGTATCTGGATTTAGTTCTGTAGGCACGCAGATTGATGCTGGTAAAGTAACTATGTCTGGCGTTTCTGCATTTAGTTCTATAGGTCGTCAAGTACATACTGCTACAGTAACTATTGTTGGTACTTCTGGCTTTACTTCTATAGGTACACAAATAGATCGTGGTACTGCTACCATTGAAGCAATCTCTAGTTTTAGTTCTATTGGTGGGTTAAAATGGACAGACCAAATAGTTGCAACAGATACTTGGACAGAACAAACTGTGGCAAGTGATACTTGGACAAACCAAACAAATCCGACAACTACCTGGACAGATTTAGACGAACAAGAAGTAGCATAATATGGCAGACACATTTACAACGAACTTAAACCTTACTAAACCAGAACCAGGAGCAGCCGAAGATACTTGGGGTATTTCTTTAAACTCCAACTTAGATACTATTGATGGACTGTTTGGTTCTTCTGGCTCTACTGTAAATTTTGGTAGTGTTCAAGTTGCTGGTACTAATGGTGTCAATATTCAACAAGGTGCTATTTCAATTAAAAATGGTGGCACACAATCAAGAGTAGATTTTTATTGTGAATCTTCCAACGCTCATTACGCAAGATTACAAGCACCAGCTCACTCAGCATTTAGTGGTAATGTAACTTTAACTTTACCTGCAAGTACAGGTAGTTTAATTGGCACAGGCGATTCAGGAACAGTAACAAATACAATGCTTGCTGGTTCTATTGCTAATGCAAAACTAGCTAATTCTTCTGCAACTCTTAATTCACAAACTTTAACTTTAGGTAGCAGTTTAACTTTAGACACAGATAACATTGGTGAAGGCTCTAGTAATTTATATTTTACAAATGAAAGAGTTGATGATCGTGTAAATGCTTTATTAGTTGCTGGTTCAAACATAACACTTACTTATGATGATGCAGGAAACACACTTACTATTGCATCTTCAGGCGGTGGTAGCGGTACAGTTACCGAAGCCTTTAAAACTATTTCAGTAAGTGGCCAAGATAATATTGTTGCTGATAGTGCAACCGATACTTTAACAGTGGCAGCAGGTAGTGGTATTACACTTACTACCAACGCTAGCACTGATACTTTAACAATAACCAATTCAGGTAGTGCTTCAAACTCATTTGAAACAATAGCTGTAAGTGGACAATCTAACGTAGTAGCAGATTCAGGCACAGATACTTTGACTCTTGTGGCTGGATCTAACATAACAATAACAACCAATGCTTCTACAGATACTATTACTTTTGCTTCTACAGCAAGTGGTAGTGGCGGTAGCTCATCGTCATTTACAAAAAATACATTTACAGGTGATGGTTCAACAACTGCTTTTACTTTATCTAAGTCTGTATCTAATGAAGATAATCTTATTATTTTTATTGATGCAGCCTATCAAGCAGATAATGTTTATAGCGTATCTGGAACTACTTTAACTTTTGCAACAGCACCAGTTAATACTAGGTTAATAGAAGTCTTTATTATAGAAGGTGGCATTGTAGGTACTGCACCAGTCATAGACACTATGACAGGCGATGGATCAGATACCACACTTGCGTTATCAACTACGCCTGCTTCTGAAAATCAAACCTTTGTAACTATAGATGGTGTCGTACAACACAAATCAACTTATTCGGTATCTGGTAGCACACTTACTTTTTCTGAAGCACCACCAAATGGTAGTGCCGTTGAATGTATAACTTTTGTAAATGTTGCATTGGCTACTTTTCAAGATGCAGATGGCGATACCAAAATACAATTAGAAGAATCTGCTGACGAAGATAAAATAAGATTTGATACAGGTGGTACAGAAAGAGCAATCATAAATTCAACAGGATTAGGTATAGGAACTTCTAGTCCTGCAAGCAACTTACACATTTCAACAACAGGAGAAGCTAGACTAATTGTTGAAGGCGATAGTAATAATGATGGTGGGGAAGAATCAGCATTAATAGAATTTAAAACAGATGGCGGTGCTGTTAGACATAGAATAGAAGCTCTAGGCTCAGGTGGTAATGATTTAAAACTAATAGCAGGTTCAGCAGATACTACTAGCACTGTAAGCTCAAAAATAATTTTTGAAACTAAGGCAGCAAATGCATCAACAACAGAAAGAATGAGAATTACATCTAGCGGTGTAATAGATATTAAAAGTGGCGGTTCTGCTTCTGCGCCTAGTTTAATTTTTGAAGGCGACACAGACACAGGATTTTTTCATGGTACTAATGTTTTAGCAATTGCAACTTCAGGTTCAGAAAGAGCTCGGATGGATTCTGGTGGTAATTATCTAGTAGGACAAACATCATTAAATTACAATGCTGCTGGTTCTAGTATGGGGTCTAGTGGTCTTTTTCGTGCTTGTGTTGAAGGTGGATTAGTAGCAGCTTTAAATCGTAGAGCATCTGACGGTGCTATTCTAAACTTTTATAAAGATGGTACAGGTATTGGAGCTATTGGTTCTAGTAGTAGTAAACCATATTTAGTTAATAGTGTTGATGGTGGTATTCATTTATCAACAGATGGGTATGGTAGAGCTTTACTTTTACCTGCTGACCAAAACGGTGCACCAGAAGATAATTTACATCATATAGGAAGTGCATCGTATCGTTGGAGAGATATTTATCGTGCAGGTTCAACTTACACAACTTCTGACCAAAACATGAAACAAGACATTAGAGATTTAACTAGTGCAGAGCGTAATGTTGCAGTAGCTTGTAAAGGACTGCTAAAAGCATTTAGATTTATTGATGATGTGAATAAAGATGGCGACAACGCTAACATACACTTTGGTATTATTGCACAGGAACTAGCAGAAGCATTTGAAGCTCAAGGTTTAGATGCTAATGACTACCAAGTTTATAAATCAACAACAACAATAGACGATGAAGGCGAAGAGCAAACTACATTAAATATTTGCTATGAAAACCTACTCGCTTTCATTATCTCAGCAATATAGAAGAATTAGAGGGTAAAATAGAATAATGGCAATCACAAAAGTATCAAGAAATTTATTAAACACAGGTGTATCAGATAGTTCTGATGCAACTGCTATTACTATAGCAAGTGATGAGAAAGTTGGAATTGGAGAAACATCTCCATTAGGAAAACTGCATGTTAAAACTGCTGATAGCGGAGCAAGTGCTGATAGTGGAGCAGATGAATTAGTTTTAGAAAACTCTGGTGATGCAGGAATTACAATTTTATCTGGCACATCAAACTCTGGAAGTATTAGATTTGGTGACAGTGATGATAATGATAATGGAATAATTATTTATAATCATGATTCATCGCCATATTTAAGATTTTTTACAGGTGGTTCAGTTAGGGCAAGACTGGATTCTCATGGTTTAAAGTTTGGTTCAGATACTGCAGCAGCAAATGCTTTAGACGATTATGAAGAAGGCACATGGACACCTACTGTAAATTCAGGAACAATTACTTTAGCTTCAAATTCATCTGAATATACCAAGATAGGAGATATGGTTTTTGCCCAAACAAGAATAACAGGTTTTTCTGATGGCGGTTCTTCGGCACATTTTGTATTAGGTGGGTTGCCTTATTCTGTTGGTCTTGTAGATTCTAATATTGGTTTTGCATGGGGTAATTTTGTAAGTGCAAATTCTAAAGTAGGTATGTACTTCTTTCAGCAAGGGGGTGCATACTTTGGTGGCACAGGCTATGATCCTGTACGCCATTCTATTTTTGGTTCAACTACAAATGTAATAATTAGTTTGATTTACAGACATGGATAAAGATTTTTTTTAAAGAGGTAAAAAATGGCAATTATTAAAGAAACAATTATAGATAAAATAGAAGTTCTTGAAAAAGGACAGGTTCACGTTAGGACAGCAACTGTTATAAAAGAGGGAACAGATGCAAAAGGTTATGTTGAGCTTAACAGAAGTTTTCATAGGCACTTTGTAGAACCTTGCACTAAAGCCAGTGGCAACTGGGAAGACACTGACATATCTGGCGAAGATGCAAAAGTTCAAGCAATCTGTAATGCAACATGGACTGACGAAGTAAAAACTGCTTATCAAGAAATGGTAGATGCACAATCTAATTTAGGTGATTAATGACAACTAAAATACCGCCAGAGCTAGTAGACGACCAAGTATTTGGTCGTAGGAATATTATCATCAATGGGGATATGCGAGTAGCTCAAAGAGCCACAAGCGTAACAAGTCAAACTGCTGGTGTTGCAATTCATACAGTTGATAGATTTTACACAGAATTATCTGGTGCTACTGTGGATGTAGCACAGGTCACTGATGCTCCAACTGGTTATCAATACTCACAAAAAGTGACTATGAATGGTGCTTTTTCAGCATCGGCAAGTCAATATGTTATACCTTTTGAAACGCGTATAGAGGGAAATGAATTACAAAGACTTTCTTATGGTACATCTAATGCCAAAAAACTTACTTTATCTTTTTGGATTAAAAGTAGTAAGACAGGAACTTATACAGTTGAGTTTTCTAATAACAATTCTGGTGGTGGGAAAAAAAGTTCAAGTCAATATACAATATCTTCAGCAAATACTTGGGAACATAAAACTTTAACTTGGGTTGGAGATACTTCAACAGCTTTTGAAGAAAGCACTGCTGCAGAGTTACTTATCTATTTTTGGGCGGTTGCTGGAACTACATTTACATCTGGAACATCACAACAAGGTAATTCTTGGGATGGCGGCACTGCTGCAAATAGAGCAGCGGGAGTAGCTGGATCTGCAGCAGATGATGACTATTGGGCAATGACAGGAGTTCAACTAGAAGTAGGCGACACAGCTACACCTTTTGAGCATAGAAGCTTTGGCGAAGAACTAGCTTTGTGTCATAGGTATTACGAATACTTTTTTTATGGAGCGACTGCTGTAAATATAGGTAACAATGCTTATGGAAATTGGAATACCATTGC